GAAGCATTATCTAAATCCTTCTTGCGTGGTGTGCTATTCGGTGAACTTACTACTAGCAGACACATGCTCTTTCCTTTCTATCCTAGTTAAAACATCTGAATGTATTTGTATTCTTGCTATAAGTGATGGATATAACTCAGGCTTACTCTCTATGTACTGTCTGAAATTCAGACAGGATAGACCACCATCTCTGACTTCTTTGACACTCATTACCCTAGTGAACTCAACGCTGGCATGCGCTAAGTCAATAGCAGACTTAATGAATCTCGGATTCAAACTACCTCTAAAGATTCGCATCTCTAAAGTATTTCTATTGTTGGTATTTACGGCAGAGTATCTATCGCTACCATGCCTGTCGAACTTATGCTTAAAAGATTTCCGTCCAGTATCGGGGTCAACATTATCATCAAACTTAGCCCAATGACTAGATGACCTGCCAGCAAGCACCTCATAAAAGTCCTTGTTGTTGTAAACTAATTGTAGGAATCTATGCTGGTGTGAACCACCATTGAATCCAGCACGAGATATATGTACATGAAGCCCGCAGGTTTTCGTACCCCACGCCATCATGCCATAATCACTCTTAAGTTTACTTACTGTATCCCATAACCTAGTGGCATCCTTCATGAAATAACTATGAGATAATGGATGCGATACTATCTCAAACCCACACTCAAGTGAGCCATCAGATTTAAGATAGGCTAGGTCATACATCTCTAACTGTTGGTGAGCATATTCGGCAGCAGTAGTCCTATAACTATAGTCGCCACCTCTCACCTCAGTTTCTATCTCTATGCCAAAGTACAAGCGTGTCTGCTCATCATCTGACTTGCGAAAGATAGGGTCAGGGCGATACGAATAATCATGTATTATCCTGCCATCATTATCATCATCATGGTTGTACTCACAACCATTTAGATATGTAGCATCACAAGTTTCGCAGTAATGGGTATTATTCTCATAACACCTCTCACACATAGTGTCATTACAATCGTCTGTGCCATAGGTATAACCTGTGAAATAGGTATCGCACAAGTCGCACCAATGAGCATCATTACGGGTACAACCCTGACACCATAACTCACCCTCTACATCATTGAATTCGTCATCACATGTGATAACATCTTCACATTTCATACACATTACCATACAACTTTCGCAGACAGGGTCTCCGCTACTGGTAGTACTGCCATCATCACTATCTAATGTAGTATCACAAGCAATACAACACTTGGTTTCTACCTCATCAACAGTTTCCATCTCTATCCTTTCCGTCTGATTTTCAGACACTTCTTGTTGAGTGAGATTAGTTTACACTAACTCTGCCTCTTTGTCAATTCTACGCTGGACACTATCAAGAATTATATTCACGATTTTATCTCGCAAATCATCAGCATACTTAGCACGCCCCTCGAAACCATGCCTCGTATTATGTATGGAGAATTGCCTAAGAGATTCCCTGACAGTTTCTAGTTCATCCCTAGTAAGTGTCAGGATAATCTCATTGGCATAATCTACATTACTTTTGGACACTTAACTCACGCAAAGCACGAGTAAGTTTAGCATTTCTAATTGCGGTAGTAATTACCAGCGTGGTGCTAGTAGTTAGCGCAATTATAATTGCTATCGTATCTGTTATCTCGATATACATGATTGCCTTTCGTTAAGAGTGTCTGATTTTCAGACACTTATGGAAGTGAGGCTCAGGGGACACTCGCTACAAGTAGCATGGAACGCAGAGCCTCACTCGTGCCCACTATGGGAATTGAACCCATAATAACACGCACCAGCGTGGGCTGTCCAGTTGCTATTCGTAGTCCGAGTCCGAAGCAACATCCTCAAGTAAATCATCAATATTGGACAGGTCTACTTGAAAAATATCCTCAGTTGCTATAATCTCGGCTATTTCACTTTCGGTCATAAAGTCTAGGGCAATATCGTCAGGGCTCATAATGCTAACCCCATTACCCGAAGGTACTCAGGATTAACTTTATTGCGGTTTGCTTGCTCTAACTTATTACGCTCTACTTCATGACTAGCGTCTATCTTTTGCGCTAGTTGGACTAACGCATTTTCCATATTTTGGTCTAGCATTTGTTTATCCTAACTGTCTGATTTTCAGACACTAACTTAAGACAAGTTTTTCTTAAGTGGCTTCAGTATAACATACCTCAGGCTTATTGTCAAATTCACTTTTAGGGGCGTCTGATTTTCAGACAGCCACCCTTAGACCCTCACATTTTCGCATGAGTTGTTTCCCCGCCTCGCCTCATGAGTTTGTGTTGAAAAAATTTCTGTGGCTGGTTTGATTTGTGGCTTCGACCTAATCACTAGCACGCCTCTAATAGTTTGTGTTGGGCATGATAGTTTGTGTTGGTTTTTGTTTTGGCTGTGGATAACTCACAACGCACTCGGGCGTGTCTAGCTAAAAAAAATAACCCCACCCCCGAAGGGGTGAGGCTATTTTGTCGGGTTAGGCTTAGGCGTTTACCTTTGCCTTTGCTTGGGTGTTTTTAACTAAGGTGTTAAAAATGGCGGTGGCTTGTCCTGCAAGTTTAATCTCGCAAGTTGCGTCCACCATGTTTTTTTCCATCTTTGCTTTTTTGATTACGATTTCTGCCAATGCTTCCCAAGTGATACCCGCTAAATCTATCTCGGCAGATTTCTCGGATTCCTCGGCTTCGGTTGCTTCGGCTTTTTCCTCGGCTTTGCTTTCCTCGGCAGATTCTAAGCGGTCAATAAATCCTGCATAGGTTTTGATTCCCTCAATAAGAGAATCTACACCCTCAACCCCTGCCACCCGTTGCGCTCTCATAGATACCTTGAGAATTGTCGCAATAGGTTGCTCGGTTGCGCCTTGCAATTTATTAACTTTTAACGCAGTACCAAATCCCTCAACCTGAGAGGATTTCACTACTGGGTGCTTACCTGATTTTTCACCCTCTTTAATTGAGGCACGGGCGATTCTTACTGATGATTCACCCTCGCTCATTTTAGAATAAGTGCTTGAGATAAATCCCCAAATTGAGGCGGTTGAGGTACTAACTAATTCTCTGAATCCATTAAGAATTGAGGAATCAACCACTACCGATTTTTCTTTCTTTGGTGCTTTTTCTGCCTTTGGTGCTTTTTCTTTTGTAGTCATTTTCTTACCTTTTCTACTGGTTAATTCGGACGATTAACCCAGTAAGAGAATTGAATCAAAAAATCTGCCTAATTGCAAATCCATTTTGTTGATGTCGGGGATTTTTTTTGGTGTCTGATTTTCAGACGGGCAATACGGACTAGCTAGACATTTCGGTCATAACGGACTAATTGTACCATATCGGGGCAAGATAGGCAAATCGGACATATCGGGCAGTTTGTGTTGGGCGACACGCCCGACCTCGTTGTAGTCTGTCCACAGCCTGTGGATAATTATTTATTACCCCCCGTAGAAAATCTTTATTGTGGATAGTCTAAATCTCTACATTAGGTTGAGAGTTAAGAAACTCTAACCCTTTACTAAAGGTTGAGGGTTTGATTTGACCCTAGGGTTATTTAATCTGCGTCAATATACATATATATACTCCCATAAAAAATTACTGTTATATTATATAGGGGGGATATATATATTATACGCTCAGAATGAGCGTAATTATAACCTATCTGTTCGTTTTTAGTACTTTGAACAGGTTATCTATAGTATATATATAATATACGGAGTCGCTCCGTTTAAGACTCCGCTCCTCCTATATAATATTAATAATTTATAATTATAATGGGGATAGTCTGCCCGTTTACAGGGACCGTTAAATCAGCGTTATTGGGGGCAACTGTGGGTCGTAAGCCAGGGGTACAAAACATCCCTAAAGATGCTGCCCAACTGCAGGTACTAGAACTGTTAGCCCAGGGGGCTACCGTAGTAGATGCTATGAAGGCTGTAGGCAGGAACGATGTTACCTTCCGCCAATGGTCTATGGCAGACCCTGACTTTAAGGACAAAGCGGACAAAGCACGCCTTTCGGGCAAAGGTATCAAAGCGGACCTAGCCAACCTAAAGGATATCTCTTTCGAGGATTTCTCAGAGCAATTCCTAGAGACTAAGTTGTTTGACCATCACAAGTCTTGGATTGATTTGGTCGAGGGTAAAGAGCCAAGGTTCATCCACCCTAGCATGACCTATGAGCAAGCAGCAACCAATCGTATTTTAATTAACGTTCCACCAGAGCATGCTAAGTCAACTGTACTTACCATCAACTACGTTACCTACCGTTTAGCAGTAGACCCTAACGTTAGAATCATTATTGTATCAAAGACGCAAGGTATGGCACGTAAGTTCCTATCTGCGATAAAGACAAGATTAAGCCATCCTAACTGGACCAAAATGCAGGTGTCCTTCGGACCTAATGGTGGCTATAAGGCAGATTCACCAACCTGGTCTGCTGACATGATTTACTTGGGTGCAGGACGTGACTCAGGTGAGAAGGACCCAACTGTTCAAGCATTAGGATTCGGGTCACAGATTTACGGTGCTCGTGCTGACTTGATTATCCTTGACGATGTGGTGATGAATGCAAATGCCCATGAGTGGGAGAAGCAAATTGAATGGCTTCAAAAAGAAGTCATCACCCGCCTAGGGCGACATGGAAAACTGCTTATAGTAGGAACCCGTGTCGCACCTATAGATTTATATAAGATGATTAGAGACCCCGACCAGTGGACAGGTGGGAAATCTCCATTTACATACATGGCTATGCCATCAGTATTAGAATTTGATGAGAACCCAAAAAATTGGAAAACTCTTTGGCCTTGGACAGACAGGGCAGAGGGAGAACAGGACGAACCTAATGAGCAAGGACTATATCCCAAATGGGATGGACCTTCGCTTTTTACAAGGCGGTCTGAAGTGGCTCCGTCAGTCTGGGCTATGGTCTACCAGCAAGAAGACGTAGATTCAACCTATACCATTATTGGCTTCGACCCTGCGGTAACGGGACGCTCTGCTTTTGTAGCAGTATCTTATAACCGTGCAGATGGAAAAATTTACGTTTTGGATTGCGTCAACATGGTTGACCCTTCCCCACAAAAAGAAAACGCTCTGATTAAAGAGTGGGTGGAAAGATTTAAGCCACAAGAATTTAGAGTAGAAATCAACGCCCACCAGAAGTACTATGCTATGGATACAGAGTTGCGTGATTATCTAGCATCCTATGGATGTCAACTTAACTCACACTTTACTGGTAAGAACAAATGGGATGTTGGATTTGGTGTAGCATCTATGGCAAGCCTTTTTGGTTCAGCCAAGGATGGTAGATTCCAAGATAATAATATACTTGAATTACCAAGCAATGAAGGCTCTGAAGGCCTTAAGTCTTTAGTACAGCAACTTATCATTTGGAAGCCTGATACTAAGAACCCTACTGACTGTGTAATGGCCTTATGGTTTGCTGTTATTCGTTGTAGAGAACTTATGCAGACATCAAGTAGAGTTGGGCAGTACCAAACAAACAGATGGGCTACCAGAGCACAGATGGCTGGACGTGGTTCACTCAATTTAGACGAAGCCTTTGCAGAGCAATGGCAAGAAACCTACGGATAAGGAATAATAAAATGCCAGTACCATTAATAGGAGCGGGAGCGGGAGCCGCCGCAATCGGAGCCGCAGCAAGAGTAGCAACAAAAAAATTAGCATCAAGAGCAGTAGGCGGTATTGCTGGAATTGGAGAAAAAACCGTAAATCCAATTTACAGAATGAATGCATCTTCGGCTAAAAAACAAGTAGCAGGTTATGCTGCAGGACTTGCTGCAACTACAGCCTGGATTGGTTCTGAAATGTATGAAGCCGAAAAAAGAAGAAAAAAAGCAAATAAACGTTAGGACGTAAATGGCATTAACAATTGAACAGATATCAGCACGGGTTCAATCCCTGCGTTATCGTAACAGTGAGAGAGATGCTCGTAATCTTGACGTACTTGCTGTTCGTAAAGGAAAAATTGCTGCAAATTTTATTGATATCGTTGCCAGGGACCTTTCTGAGGTTATGGCGCCTCTTCCAGCGGTTAACTGCTCAGCCGCTAATCAGGTCAATGACCGTGCTCGTTCTTTTGCCGATAAGCGTACTCGTATTGCTAGCAATTATTTTTCACACTCTGACCTCTCGGTCCAAATGTACTCAGGAGCAGACTGGTATATAACCTACGGCTTTGTTCCGTTTATTATAGAATTAGACGACGAAGATAAACTTCCTCGCATCCGTGTAGAAAATCCTATTGGTGCTTACCCAGAGTTTGACCGTTATGGACGATGCGTTGCATTTGCAAAACGCTACACAATGACACTTGGTGAGTTAGTAGCACAATTCCCAGAGTATGACAACATACTGCTTGGTGGGATGGGATATAAGCAAGACCTAAATGGTCAAGTAGAAATTATTCGTTACTACGATAAAGACCAATCAGTTGTATATGTTCCAGCAAAAGATAATTTAATTTTATCACAAGCCAAGAATCCTCTTGGTAAGATGATGATAGTTGTAGCACGTAAACCA